TGATCGTTGAATGACGATAGCAAGTCTTGCTGAAAGTCGTATGTCTTAAAGGGAATCAACCCATGAATGGGGTGAGAGATCCTGCAGTAGTTGTTAATAAAATATACAGGGTCTTTTCCAGCTTTTATAATTTCCTTTACTTGGTCTTCTTTAGATAGTTGAAAAGCCATGCCATCCTAGTCGTTCTTTCTCTTGACGTTGGATGCCTTCTTTGTGCGGGGGTACTTGTCCTTACCGATTGCCAACCAATCCTTGATTGCAGAATCCACCGTACGGGAGTCTTCGTTTCTGGCACTGATAACTTCTCCAAGGCCACTAATCTTATAACACTGGTATGCCTTGATAGACGTGCGCACTCTGGAAACGTACTCGACCATGATATCCGTGTCGCCATCCTTGGTCAGCGTGATAGTGTTGCCTGTGATCTTTTGATATTCGCTGCGAAGGTACTTGGCAATGTCTGCGAGTCTTTGGGAAATCTCATCCTCAAAGCCGCTTTCGTGTACATGCTTGAGCTTGCAGTCATATTGATAATTGATAATGAGCTTGTCGCCGTGGAAACGAATCTTAAAGCCATCCATTACTCTAGAATCCGTAATAACATCTCCCTCTTCTCTAAAGAGTCCGATCTTACGTGCTTCACCATCGAGCGAATACTTCTCATCGTGTACGCCATCATAGACATTTGCTGCTGCCTGTGAAAGCCCTCTGATTACTTCAAGTGTTGTTGCCATTTGTTTATTTATCTCCTGATTTTGGTCGCCAGCCGTTTGCCCATCTTTCCTCTCTGTCTTCCACATGCTGAATGTAGCATTGGAAGCAGCAATCAAACTTGTTCATATACACATCGTCTTTCGACTCAAATGAATACTTCTTGCAAACGGGGCAGGACCGGTTTGTTTCTCTATTAAGTAGTTTCTGGGAAACTAAAACGCCATTGACTTCTATCTTCTCGACTTTGCGTTCCAGTTCACGAATTTTAAGGTTTGCAGTCTTCAGTTGTTCTAGAAAATCTGCCTCCTTTTCGGGTGTCCAATTAGCACGCGGATTTTGAATTGCTTCGGACCCATACTTCTCGGCGATGGCCTTCTCAATTCTAGCGACATAATTAGGGTCTTTCTTTTCAGCCATGTTACTTTCCCGACGCGGACAAAGCCGCGTATACAATCCCCAAGGTTATGACAGCGCCTGCAGCAGCGCCACCAGCAATCCACCATTCTCTGTTAGATGGTGACTGTCTGTTAATGGCCTCTTGCAGTGCTGTGATTTCTAAATCTTTCTGTGTAATCACTAATGAATACTCATCTTGCAAAGCAAGATACTTTGTGTTGGCTGCATCGAGCCTGTAGTGATACTCGGTAGCTTGCTTATCAAGCTGATACTCTAGCTCCACATCAAACTGTAGTCTGAGATTTTCTGGCATTGCCAACAACTCCGCAGTAGCGCGGGGATTAAATAGCGTGCCACGAAATGGAGCCGGCTGGCGATAGTCTAGAAAAGTAAATTGTGGAGTCTCCACATCTTGTGGCTCATCTGCAAATGCCAGCGGAGATGCCAAAAGTGCAAAGGTTAATAATATCTTACTCCACATACTCAAAACCAAATTCCTTTTTAATCTGTTCTGCCACGCCTTCAGGGTGTTCAGACCATTGGCGTTCGATCTCGTCGATCCGCTCCTGATGGCGCTCATCTAATTCTTCACGGGCGCGGTCGCGCTCTTCTTCAATACGCTCCAAGTCTGCCAACAGAGCATCCATAAGCACTTCCATTTCTCTCATCTGCACTCTGTGGATTTCTTTCAGTCCCTCAATCTGTGCTTCTGAGGATTGGATGCGTGCCTCATATGCTGTTTCCATCGCTTTGTAATCTGCTCTCATCTTCCAAAATAGTGCAGCCGATAGCGCGATGATGAGCAAAACCTTCCAATGTTTAATAACAAAGGGCAGCACCTTCTCCCACAAGGAAGAAAGTACCGCCCATGCAGCGCGTAGCTTAATCATTCAAGCCCCTTCAGTTTTGCAATACCATCAATGACGGTTTGTCCACCAATGTAAATGCCTGAAATGATAACCCAGTCTGAGGATTCGAGTCCTGCCCAAACCATTAGACCTGTGGCGGTAAGCCAAACCATAAACTTGCGAGAAATCATCTTCTCCACAAGACGGTCGATCATAGCACCTGTATATTTTACTGCTGTCATCATACTACACCTCTACAAAAGCCAGCCGCCGGCGAGAACCGCCAGTGCGAGCAAACCCCACCAACTAAGGCGGTGGTGTCCGTCTACTACTTCAGCCCAAAGAGCGCCAAGAACATCGCCAACCAGATTCAATGCACCCGGTACTAATGCCCAAACTCTCCCTGCCTGTCTTTTAAGCCAATCCATAATGAAACCTCCTATTGATTAACATGCGCATAACCGCTCGTCTTATCAATCGTAATCTGAGTGTCTACGCAATCCTTCAAGCTGTCCAAGTGAGAAATCAACAGAACGGTCTTGAAGTATGTCTTAATTAGTTCCAAGATGCGAATAAACCCTTCCATGTTCTCTTCATCCAGAGCAGTGCCCGGTTCATCAAGAATAAAAAGATCGCCCTTTGGCAGAGAAGAAACGCTGAGTAGTGACAATCGGATTGCCATAGCCGCTAGAGTTTTCTCTGCTCCCGAGCCCATTTCCAAAGGTCGGGCTTCATGACGGGGGTGCTTGATAAACACATTCATCTTCTTGCCATCATCCTCAAAGAAGATTTCAAAGTCTACGATGTTCGCCAGAACCTTAGCAATCTCTTCGTTGATAACTGGCAGCTTCTTCTTGATAATGTCATAGGCGATGCCGTTGGAATGCATGCAGCGCATAAACAGATCGTATGCAGCAAATCGCTTCTGCAGGTCTGCCAACTCTTGCTGTGCTGCTTCCAGATTCTCGATCCGACTTTCGACAGATCCATGCTCTTTGTGCAAATCCATAAGCTCGTTGTTAAGCATCGAAAGTTTATTATTTGAGCTTTCGAGTTTCTTTTCTGCGCGGACGCGATCCTTCAACAGTGCTTCCAGATTCTCGATGGCATCACGGTTCTCTTCATAGACCCGCTCGTTTGCCTCAAGATCCGAAATCTCTTTTTCGATGCGTATAATGGTGGTCTTGTTCTTCTGTACCTGCAGGCGGCAGTCGGAAATCTCGCCCGACAACTGAGCAGATTTGCGCATCAGATCCTCATATCGCGTTAGATATCGCTTGACACGCGCTGGCTCCAAATCCTCGATCTGAGTTTGTAGTGCTGCCATGGATTCTTCAATCGCTGAGATTCGCTTATGCGTGTCTGGCAGTGATGCCTTGGCTACATGCGCGTCCTTGACAAACGGATTTTCACAACAATACTTGCAGTCTGGATCGTATTCGTGATCTGCGAGCATCCTGATCTTCTTCTCCTGCCTTGTCGCTTCGGAATGCTCTGAGTCTAACTTCTTTTGTGAGTCGGCGGTGGAGGTAACAAGCTGCTCGATTTGCTGCTGTCGCTTGCGATATGTGTCCACATCGAACTCTTTGATAAAGCTATCCATGCGAATACGAACAGACTCCTTGTGAGCGCAATCCTTAGATAGATTCACGTTCTCTGCGCGAAGTGCGCTAGCACGGATTCGCTTGTCAGATAGCTTCTTCTTGATGCCGACAATATCGACGATGCCGGATGGGACGCTTTCAATCTTGTTAACAATGTCATCCAAAACATCTTTGAAGTTGTCACGGTTTACTTTTTCTGCGGCCAGTGATTGATTACACACGCCCAAGCTTTCAATGACATGTGCTTCATTGGATTGCAACTCAGCCAACTCAGTCTCATAGTCGCGCTCTTCAAGTCTCTTGAGAGCACCCTTCATATCCGCGCTATCTTCCTTCGCCAATCTAAACTTTTTCTCGAAAACTTCAAGGTCGAGAAATTTTGCGAAGATTTCCTTGCGTCGGGTTGTGCCCTCGTTAATAAATTGAAGTGCGCCGTGTTGGGACGACATGGATGATAACAAGAAATCATCAAGCGTACCAACTACCTTGCGAATGTTCTTGTCTGTCTCGTTACGAGTCAGGCCATTCTCACTCATGGTATCACCGCTGACCAAGCACTCAGATGTAAACTCAAGATCGGTCTTGGCTTCAACAGTCTCTTCTCCCTTCAAGCGCTTAATATATTTCTCACACTGGCGGTTAACTGTGTATACTTTTTCACCAATAGAAAACTCAACTGTCGCATCACAGTCCTGCTTATGCTGATTGATCACATTCAGGTTCTTGCGCTCATTCTTAGACGTAGAGTTGAACATCGTGAACAACAGCCCGTCAATGATACTACTCTTTCCGCTGTAGTTTTTACCGAAGATCCCTACGATACCATTCATCTTCTCAAAGTCAATAGAGTTGCCCTCGCCGTAGTTAAACAGGTTATCAAACTTAAATGACTTCAGCCTCCAGTTTACATTACGGGTGATCTCTTCTTCCTTCTCGACAATGCGATTGTAGTGTCCATTGATAGAATGCACCTCTTTCATCAAGCCATCATCAACCTCATATTCCTTGAGGTATTCTTCGATAAGCTCTTCCTGCACAACAGGATCACGCAGATCCTCCTTGACCAAGTTATATGTCAGGGCGTCTACATTCCCGCGTTCACCCGCAGCGCGGTTAAGGAACGTAATTGATTCAGGCTTGAAACGATGCTTTGCAACGTCAAGAGCTTTCTTCATGCGGTTTAGAGGAAGGTTATTGTTCGACACCAAGCGAAGGCGAGCACCCTTTGGAATCTCTGTGTTCTTGGGCATGCGACCCTTTGGTGTCAACTCAATCGTCACGAATGGCTTAGGGTTCTTGAAGGCAATATGCTTCACGTCCCATGTGTCGCGATCCTTAATATCCCAAATCAGAAGCCCCTTGTCATTTGTCTCGCCATGGTTCTGCTGGATGGTGGAGCCGGGGTAACGAATGCGTCCTTCCTTATCAAGCGTCTGGTTTGTCTTGTGAATATCTCCCAAGAACGCAAAGTCAAACTTGTCAAAGATTTTAATATCATGCTCTCCATGTTCCATGACCCAGCCGGCATCAGTTTTAACGCCAGAAATAGAACCATGGTACATGGCAATGTTAATCTTATCTGGCTCAGTCGGGTCTGTCCAGTTGTCCTCGTCAAACACAGATAACACGTTTAGCGTATAATCGGCGTTTAAAGGCGTTTCTCCGGCGTTCTTGAGCAGATACAGGTCTTGCAAGTCAAGAGCGTCTACAATGGGCGTGATGGCGTCCTGACGGCTACTGTTGCGTAGGTTACCATCATGGTTGCCTAAGATGATATACGTCGGTGCGATATCGACTAGGCTGCGGAAAAAGTCAGAACAAAGCTCTACAAACTCTGGAGAGATTTGAGTCTTGGTGTGGGCAATGTCGCCACAGTGTACGATACAGTCCACCTCTTCATCGCGCAGTGCTTGATACAACTGCTTGAATACTTCTTTGTATTCGTAATGGTACTTCAAATTCTTAATGTGCGTATCTGCAATATGAGCAAACTTCATTTTTGTCCTCTAAAACGTTGGAT